AAAGAAACCACCAATCTTTGATGACCAACTTTTCGGTAGTAGCATACTTCCAACCTTTGCCATACCACCACCAATAGTTTTAAGACCACCCATTACAATGCCTGCTACTGCTTTCATTGGCGCCATTAAGAATGCGGCTGCGGCACCAATAAAGTTTCCTCTAAGTAGTCCCATTATTTTACCGAAGATACCACATTTACCTTCTGAAATTTCTACTGTCTGACCATCTTGATTAAGAAGTTCTTGGTGTCGGCGTTCTTCCAATCTATCATTTTCGGTGAGAGATTCTTTATCATCTAGTCTACTTGTATTTTCTTTTTCTTCAAGACCAAGTATTGTTCTGTTTAAGGATACAAGTTCTGCCAAATATTTGTTTGTACCATCTTGCACACTTTGCATTTGTTCTTGGGTAAGATTCCCCTCACCACCCATCGCAACATCTGCACCTCTTGCTTTTGCCATTTCATCATTTGCAAAATCTTCTTGAGCGGCTTGTTCAAGTTGAATGTCTGTGGCTGCTTGTGCTTCATCTTTTGCTTTCTTAGCACGAATCACCCCGCCGACAAATTTGCCAAGAATACCACCACCTAATATGTTTTCTGCAAATTGGTCGAATTTTGGAAGAGTATCAAAAACTGCTTGTTTAAAAATCGAACCTGTGTCGGTTAATTTTTCCATTCCTACTTTCATTTGGTCCGCCATCGCAATCATTCGTTCACGGTCTTCTCCATCAAGAAGATAGGCTCGTTCTCGGAGGGTAGTCATTTGATTTTTCAATTCAATTGCTTGTTTATGGTCTGCGGTAAGAAGTTGGTTAGCAATCGAAACCATCCTCTTTTCCATAAACTTACCTTTTTCAGATTTCATATCACTCATACCTTCTACTGCCTGATTCATAGCAGTAATATTTCTATCTGCTTGAGAGTGTATTCGGTATGTCATTCTATCTACAAAACTTAAAGAAGTGGCAAAAGATTCAGTCATTGCTGATGAAATACCACCCAATGCACCCTGTTGTGCTTTTTCTGCCATAGCAGTCGATGATTCTATTATTGAACCAAAGTTAGAAACCTCTTCGATAATTTCTTTATTAAAATTAGAATATTTTGATGCAACATCATTAAGAATATTTTCAAATTTGTTGACTCGATACTCAGAAGCCTTGAGTTCAGTTGATTGATGTTCGGCCACCCTATTAACTATTTCTGTAGTTCGCTTCTGCTGTTTGTTTCCTTCATCGACGGTTTTAGCAGTATCATCGATTATTTTAGCAGTATCATCGACGGTTTTAGCAGTATCATCGACGGTTTTAGCAGTATTATCGATTATTTTAGCAGTATCATCGACTACCTTCGCCGTTGCCTTGTTTGATTTCTTAAGGCTGTCGGTTGTGTCTGAAAGTTTTTTATTGGGGTCAGTTGTCATTTATTATCTTCTAGATGCAGAACGCATTTGGTTGTTTTCTTTTTCTATCCTATCATTTTCATTTTGCACCCACTCGTTTAACATAATAAGGTAAACTTCTTTTTCCCAAGGAATCATATTTTCTATCGCCTCTATGTCCCAGTTATGATTTTGAACCATCGAAAAGTTGACGGTCATTGAATTCATTACACTGTTGTGGGAGAGGCAGACTCGAAAAAATCTTGTAATCCCTGTAAAACAATTTTGTTCTTCCTCTTGCAATTTGGGCAAGTAATTTGAGTTTTATGCTCTAGTTTTGGCATTCTTTCAAAGAAAGAAACCACCTTTTGGAATTGTTCAGAAGAAAGAGCATCTAAGAAATCAGCAATTTCTTCTCTTGGTGTTTCTGATGCTTTATATGATTGCTCTTCATCATAAATTGAATCAATACAATCTATAATAACTTCGAACATATAAGAAGATTTGTTTTGGTCTTCTTCTGTATTAACAGTTGCTTTCCCCATATCTAATGTGGGGTACTTCAGCATCAAACCAACATCTTTTGTTAATTCAATTTTAAAGTCTTGTTCTTTTTCTAAATTTGATACTTTAACTTTATCTAAATCTAGTTTAATTGTAAGTGGGGGACAGACATCATTTTCACATCTAATACTAAGTTTTGTTTCAGTATCTACGGATTTGATTCTTAATTGAAGAAAAAGATATTCCACATCAAAAAGTGGCATCGTTGTCACATCAATTTTTCCATCAGTACAATTGGTTATAATTTGTTCTAGAGCATTAGCCATTTCTTGCTGGTCTTCAGATTCCATAGCAAGCAGTAGAATTTTTTCTTCTTTTACTAAGAAGGGTCTAAACTTCACTTCTTCTCCTGTCGAGGGAAGGTTCATAGTGTAGTACGGTGTTGTTAATTTTGGTAAAGCCATTATTTAATCTCCTAATTTTATATGTAGAACCTATCTTATAGGCTCCCAGTCCTTAAATGCCAATTCAACAGTTTGGGTATGATATGTATCTTTCATTGCGTGTCCCAATTCCAATGCGTTTATGTTTTTGGGATACACCTCTTTTAATCTTATTGCATACAGGGGAGAATCCTTTGGGTTATTCTTCGTTGGTCCTGTGGATTCTTGTATTATTTCTAAATCACCAATATAATCATTATAATAATTAATATCACCACTCTCTGTATTATATATGTTGTTCTGCCATTCTGTAAAAAATTGTCTGACAGATAAAGTGTGGTCTTCTCTAAAACTCAAAGATAAGTCACCAGAAAAGATTCTCTCATAGGGCATCTCCCGAACAGGTCCATATATTCTGTGTGGATTTGTGCTAAAAGATGCTGCCGCAAACGATGTTTTTTCGCAATTCATAGAAAGTAATCGAAAAAATTGAGAGGTGTTTATGGCTATTTCTTTGGATAACTTATTCAAGGCCAGTTGTGGTCCAGCACCTACAAATGAAATAGAATATCGAGATGGTTTGGGTACACCATATGAATAATAGGCATTCATTGTATTAAAGAATGAATTCAACGAATCTGTACTTTTCATATAAGCCATTAGTTTTTTAATTTCCCTTCTCTGATGATTCTATTCCATATACTTGTTCTGCCCATTTTCTTAAATCTTTCAACGGGCAAATTAATAGCAATTGGCCAATCCTGTGCTGGTATATTTATAAGGTTTCCTTGTATTCTATTTATCTTATATCGCCTAAATGTAGGTTTAAGAATGTCCCATTTATCTGTTTTTATTAAACTGGGATAATCTAATATTATTCTAGTACCTCTTGTAAGTTTATTCTGATTAGTATATTGCAATAATTCTAAAAATGTTGCCAATCTGGTTTTTGGGGGGAGGTAGTGAAGATTACATCCGAATACATTGCTTCCTTGTCTGTGTAATAATAAAAATAAAGGAAATGTATCATAAAAAGGTAATGTTACTTTATAAATTGGGTCATTATAAAAGAAAAAATACAATTTGCCTAAAAAGAATCTATTTGATACCCTTGATGGGTCATTGATAATTTGCTGTCTGATTTCGGGAATGCTTTTCCCACCACTCATCATATTATTATTTACCATATCTCTAAACCAAGTGACAGTAGACTGGCTCTTGTTAATAGGAATATTATAATCTTCTCGCACTTGCTGAAAAGCATCAAATATACTATCGTGTTTATATAAATCTATATTACTTGGCATTTTTCTTGCCTGAGAATAGGGTATCTTCGGTTATTATCTGAAATGTCCATCCACGACTTTCGGCATATTCTTTTGCGGCTTCCCACTTGCTTTCATTGATTACCCAAGTTTTTATTTCTTGAAGATATCTTTTGGTTTTTCTTTGTGGTTTTTTGGGGGGTGAACATTGCTTCTTTGGTTTAATTTCTATCAATCTAGTTTCTGTAAATCCCTCTTTATTTTTTACTTTTACCAAAAAATCTACAAAATATCTATGTCTTCTACCATCAATTGGTGATTTATATGGAATGAAAAGTTCCTCAGAACCCCATTCGAGAACAGAATCCTTCATATCACAGAACACCATAAATCGTCGTTCCCACAAAGAACGATAAATGATATTTGTGGGGTCGCCAATGTATTTATTGGGATTCTTAGGTTTAAATTTTCCTTTATAAGGCATACATAATATGTATCTAACACTCTCTTCAAAAATCACAGGAATTTTAAATGGCAATAGTACATTATCCATACGATTTGGCTTCAAATCCAGAATACCAACATTTATTTTATTTGCGGATTTATTCAAACGAATCGGCGTCATTAGGAAATTCTTCTAGAAGTGCTGACCAAGCGACCGATGCAAATATGAACGAAGAAGTTCGTGCAATTTCGAACAAGACTTTCAGGGATGGGAAACCACAAGGAGAATCGCCTCCCAAAATATATTTGGATAAAGAAGGTGGCGGAGACCAAGAATTCCAACAGACAACATACAACTCTGCTGCCGTAAAAAATAAAGATAGCGTTGGCTTGCCATTTCCTCAAGAAATATCAATAGGAAATGGTTGGGAGTGGGAAACGGTAAGTTTTCAAAGAACTGCATTGGCCGAAGCATTGACAGGAAACTTTACGGCAGCAGGACAGGCCTTAGGGGCGTCAGTTGCGGGTGGTATTGGAAAGATTGCAGTAGAGAACGCAGACAAATTGGTACAACATCACTTTAAAAGAGTTGCAAATCCCAGAAAAGAATCTATGTTCAAAGAACCAGGTCAAAGAAGTTTTAGTTTCTCTTGGAAGTTTGCTCCAAGAAACCAAAAAGACAGTGACAACATTCAAGAAATAATTTCATTGTTAAAATATCACGCTTCTCCTGCAACATATGAGGATGAGCATTCATTGTTTATGTATCCTTCAGAGTTTCAACCTTTCTTTTTATCAAACGCAGAGGAAAATCCATATATCGGAAAGATAGCAAGATGTGCATTAACAAGTGTAAAAGTAAATTATGCCGATGCAGGAATATGGAGTGCGTTCAATAAAACAAATGCACCAACGCATCTTAGTATGGAACTTGAATTTAAAGAACTTTCGCTTCTTTCACGACAAGACTTAATGCGAATGGATAGGGGAAAATAATAATGGCATTTTTCGATAGATTTCCTTTAATTAAATACGACATCAACAAAGATGGTAATTTAAAGTTAGCAACTGATGTATTAAGAAGAGTTGCTATCAAAGATGAGGTTATTAATAATACCAATTATATTCAAGAGTATGCCATTGTGGATGGTGAAACTCCTGAGATGGTTTCTAATAAATTTTATGGAGGTCCAGGTCATCATTGGGTTGTTTTGCTTTTTAATAGAATTAACGACCCTCACTTTGATTGGTGTTTAAGTTTACGAAAACTTGAAAAATACACATCAAAAAAATATCCATATAAAGCCTATTATATGAATGATGTTACTACCTACGGCGCAACAGGAGGTTCTTTTATTAAAGGACAAGAAGTATATCATCCAGATAACAAATCAATAAGAGGTGTTGTACATGAATGGGATGCGACATATAAAAAATTAGTGGTGCGTGATTTTCAAGACAATAGTGAATTTTCTGAAGGTGATGTTATAGAACAGAATAACAAATATAAGGGAACAGTAACAAGAAAAGTAGATATTCATAAAGAAGGCGTTCATCATTTTGAAAATACTGATGGAGTTGCACTGAATCCTTATGCATCTCCACCAGTAGGTGGTACAGGCGAACAAGTTCCTATTGGAATGACAGGAGCATCACCATACGAATCAACTGCTGTGACATTTGCTAATACTATTTTGTATTCCTATATTACAAAAAACGATGGGTCGGCTACTACTCATAGTGTAGTTTCCTTTTATGACGAGGAACATAAACTAAACGAAGAAAAAAGAAATATAAAATTATTAAGAAGTGAACATTTAAATTCATTAACAACTGCTATGAATAGGGTGATTAGAGAATAATGGCAAAAAAATCAGCACCAATAACAATAGGTGGTCAAAAAGCGATTGGTGGTCAACAAAGACAGGAAGAACCATACAAGACTTCTGAGGCTGTTGAACATTTTGAAGATGCAAACAGTATACCACCGCCCGATGACCAACACGCCGCGACTAGAGATTATAGATTAAAAGATATTACAATAGCATCTCCTTCTGGTGGTAATTTGTCAGTTATGTTTAATTTTGTATCTTGTAGTATTTTTGAAGATATATTTTCTAACACTATGTCCTGTGAATTGAGTATTATGGACACAAATAATGTTGTAAGGCATTTGCCAATAATAGGACAACAGGAAGAGTTAACTATTACATTTGAAACGCCTGGAACCAAGGATATAATTGAATTTAAATTTGACATCTATGCTGTGAGAAATAAAATATTACCTTCATCTGGTAGAAAACAAGTTGTAACTTTATCTGCTGTTTCTACTATTATGTTTAATGAAACATACACAAAAATTAGCAAATCATATTATGATACAACCACTAATATAATAAAAGATATTTGTAAAGAGTATTTGGAAATACCAGATAAAAAAATGTTTGTAGATGTTAAGGGCGACAACGAAAAGATAAAAATAATAATACCAAATTGGTCGCCATTAACGGCAATAAATTGGTTAGTTGCAAGGTCAAGAGATGGTGATGTTTGTAATTTTGTTTTTTATGAAGACAGAGAAGGTTTTCATTTAACCACATTGGACAAATTGGTAGATGTAGATAAGCCACATATGGGATATTTCTATACACCAAGAAAACATAGAGATTATACAACTGTGGGTGCAGTTCGCGGAAGAAGACAAGTTGGTTATGAATATAGAAACATAGAATCATTAGTTTTTGAAGAGCCTGGAAATAGACTAGACGAAATTAATGGTGGAATGCATTCTTCTCGATTATTAACCCACAACATAGTTACAAAATCATATGAATTTACAGATTATAATATGAAAAAAGAATGGGATAATACAAAACATATTGAAAAAAATTATCCAATATGTAAGGACTTAGATAAGTTTGGTACAGAACATGATAGTGTGTTTGATTTTAAACCGAAGCATAAATTTCTAAATCAAAAAAATAGTTTGGGTGGAGAAGATGTAGAGGATAACGACAAATATCAGGAATGGTTTTCTAAAAGAAAATCTCAAATAAAACAAGGTAGGTTATTTAGAATCGCTGCCAATCTTGCAGGGGACAGCAGAAGAAAATGTGGAGATGTGGTGTATTTAAAATTTGCTCCACTGGAGCCAGGGAAAAATGAAGATGAAAGTAAAATAGATAAATATATCACAGGTAAATATCTTGTTACTACAGTAAGACATACTTTATCACAAGACGGCGGGTATTTAATGGATATGGAATTAACAAAAGATTCTGTTGGGATGCCGTATCCAAAAAAATCTAAATTTTTAGATGCAATAGAAAATAATAAAGCGAGTTTTTAATGTTAAAATTTAATCAATACGAAGAAATAAGCGAAGGACTCCATTTTCTTAACGAGAAAGAAATTGTCCTCGGTACAGGAAAAAAGTACGGACAGATTTGTTTCGTAGTTGGTGGTGCAGGTAGTGGCAAAGGCTATGCAATCACACACTTTCTTCAAGGAAACAAATTCAAGACCCGTGATGTTGATGAATGGAAGAAAGCATTTCTTAAACTTGCGATGTTGAAGAACAAGTATCCTCAACTGAAGACTTTAGATTTGAATAACGATGATGATGTTACCACTCTTCATATGTGGGTGAAGGAAAAAGGAATTAAAGAAAAGACTCTCGACCTTTTGTTGTCGCAAGCAAAACTTGGACGGCTTCCAAACTTACTCTTTGATATTACATATAAAGACAAAGAAGATATCAATGTACTTTTGCCTGCATTATTGGGTGCGGGATATGAACAATCAGCAATTCACCTTGTTTGGGTACTTACCAATTACGGAATTGCCGTTAAACAAAATAAAGACCCAAAAAGAGGAAGAGTCGTAAGAGATGACATTATGCTCGACACTCATTCTGGCGCCTCGAATAATATGTACGCTGTTCTAAAGAACGGAACTCCGTCTGGAATTGATGGTGGAGTTTACATTATACTTGGTGGTGCAAAACACACAGTTTATTATACAGATGCAGAGGGGAAATCTCTTGATGGTGTTTCGACCAATAGAACTGTAATTAAAGATTTCAAATACCTAACACTTAAGACCCCCGGCAAATCAATGACAACTGATGCAGGTTTGCGTGACCAAGCATATAAGTGGATTGTAGATAATGTTCCCAAGAATTTTGGCGATGGTGCATACAACAACAGAGGCATCTTCCACGATGCGGAACAGGCAAGGAAGAAAGAAGTTAGTGAGATGGTACACACCAAAGATGATGGAACTATCTTGCCCACCATCTATTGTGATATGGACCAAGTTCTCTGTAACTTTCTGAAAGGAACACAAGAGGTACTTGGTGCTTCTTATGCCGATAAGGAATATTGGGCTGACCCAGACACAGGAGACAAGAAAGAAGAACTTGCCAAGAAAGCACCAAACTTTTTCCGAGAATTAGAATGGATGCCAGACGGAAAGAAACTTTATGATTTCATTCGAAAGTATGACTTACATATTCTATCTGCGTATCCAAGTTGGATGAGAAATGGCAAGAAAAATAAGATGCAATGGTTGTCTAGACACACCAACATCAAAGACAAAAAAATTAATTTGGTACAAAGAAGAGAAAAACAAAATTACGCAACAGACGAAAGAGGACAACCTGCTATTCTTATTGATGACCATTCAAAAAACATCAAAGAATGGCAAGCCGCTGGCGGGATTGGTATTCTTCATACGAGTGCCATTACAACAATTTCAAAATTAAAGAAAATGGGATTTTAAATTATGGAAAACTTTATAGGTAGAGATGGCTTTGTGTGGTTTCAGGGAGTTGTTGAAGACCACAACGACCCACTGATGCTTGGTAGATGTCGTGTTCGTTGTTTGGGTTGGCACACTGACGATAAAAGTTTAATTAAAACCGAAGACTTACCTTGGGCATTTCCTATGCAACCAATTACTAGTGCCGCTGTGAGTGGTATGGGTTCTTCGCCAACTGGACTTGTGCCAGGCAGTTGGGTAATAGGATTTTTCCGTGATGGTTTGAATGCACAAGAACCAGTAATAATGGGTTCTATTGGTGGTATTCCCGAAAAAGAAGCAGACAATGAAACTGGATTCAATGACCCAAGAACTGGTAAGGATTTGAAAGTAGACCCAAGGGGAAATAGTCTTGGTAAAGGAATGAAGAAGCAAGAATATAAAAATAAAGGTCAAGGCGGAATCCTTGTAAATTCGGATAAAGGAAAATCATATCCGAAAGATTTTATTGTCAAAGATAAAGAAGCAGACACAAATCGTTTATGTAGAAATGAAAAAATCGACAAGACAATTGTAGAAATTAAAAAGACGAAACTTGCCGGTGGTTCGCCTGGGTTGTTAGATACCAATATTCCAACAGCAGATTGTAGTAACGCACAAGTAAAGGTTGGTATTGGTGCCCAGTCTTCTGCAAAAAAATCAACAGGAAAAGAATGGTCTGAACCAAAAACACCTTATGGTGCAAAGTATCCACACAATCATGTTTACGAAAGTGAATCTGGACACACAATAGAAATTGATGATACGCCAGGAAAAGAAAGATTACATCGTTATCATCGAAGCGGAACAAATGAAGAGATTCATCCGAATGGAAGTAGAGTTTTAAAAATTGTTAGAGATAATTATACTGTAATTCTTAGAAACAATAATGTTCATATTGATGGATGGACAAATGTTACAATGGATAAGGCTTGCAAGATAATAGTAAACAAAGATAAAGAAGGTGGAAATCATTTAGATATTCATGTTGGTGATAATGCAAATTTAAACATAGATGTGAAAAAAGGAAATGTGAATACTAAATTGGGTAAGGGAGATGCGAATATAGAATTGTCAAGTGGAAATCTAAATACTCATGTAAATGGTAACTCCGAACATTATGTAAGTGGAAATTACAACATGAGGGTAGACGGAACAATTAAAGTCCAGTCTGGAAAGAACCAATATTATAATGCAGGACCAGATATTCACTTGAATTCTTGAGGAAAATAAATGGCATTAGAAGATTATATTCCAAAAACATCAGGACTTTTTCAGAATCTAGGAGATTTTGAATTACCTTCGGCGAATAATTTGATTCCTGATTTGGGTTTACCTAGTGGTTTAGGCGATTTTGGAAGTTTGCCAAGCAATCCATTATGTGATGAAAATCTCTTTAAAGATATTGATGGTTTTCCTTCTCTTGGTTCTTTACCAAGTATACCAAACTTAGAATCCATTCTTAGTAATGCAATATCAGATATACCAATACCAAATCCAGATGTTATGTTTTCTGGTATTCCTGAATTTACAGGATTGGTAGATTTGCCAGGTCTTCCAGAAGTTGATTTGGATTGCGTTGAAGGGATGTTTAGAGATGCAGCCAATGCATTGTTGAGTGAATTAAATATACCGAATCCTTTAAGTGATTTGTGTGGACAATTAGGCGAAGGACTGGGAGATGTTACAGAAGGACTGGGAGGTATTGTGGGAGATGTTA